CTGATTAAGGTATTGTGCTACGCTCAGGCCTGCAGCCATTCCAGTAATAGATGGATGCGGCATTGCGGGTTTTCTGTATCTTGCCATATTTTTTCTCCTTGGATTGCCAGTGGATCTTCTAGTGTAGGCGCGGCGAGCCGTTATACGACGCTGCCCTTTTCTGGTTGAACGCTTACGTTTGCGTGAGGCTGTATAAGATGCCTTACTGATGAGCTTGCCATCTCTAAAATACATCGTTCTCCCATTTTTACCTTTCCTAGTGTATAGTCCCACTGGCATTACCAATTAATGTTAAATCAGTTATATAACTGTTTGCGCTAGAACAAATTGTTAAATAGTAAAACACGGTAAGATTCAAGATGAGCTTAGACAATAAGTTTAGTTTTGGTAGCGTTCCCGTTATGCGGGAAGTGCCACCTGGCATGGATGCCAGGTTCCGTTTTACGGGACCAGGCAAGATCGTAGAAACGGAACAGTATGGAGAGAAGCTTTCTTTTCCTATCTCTCTATCTTACCACCCCTCCTATGATAGTCTCCCTCCTCTACCTGATAATGTAGTTGATAGGGATAAGAAAGAAGCAGAGCTTGAAGGACAGATCATAGACTGTAACTGGCAGACCAAGTGCCAGAGTGCTAAACAACTGATGAAACAACTTAATGAAGTTATAAAAATGTCAGTTGAAAAAGGCAAGTTCCAAAAGGAATTACAACAGCACTATGAGAAATCAGAATGGCAACTTACCAGGTTCGATACGGGCGCATATTGGTTAGAGGTATTGTTTCCATGAAGCGTAGATGTAATATCTGTCTGCAGAACAAACAACATACGGAACATACTAGGTTTAACCATGAAGTGACAATCTGTGTTTCATGCCAGGCAATCATGAAACGTATCAGTAATGATGAATCATTGGATCACACTTCCATAAACAAAACCTTTTAGACGCGTACTAGGAGAAAGGGATGAAAAACACTGCATTACAGTCACTTTCGTTTGAAAGGACAGGGACAGGGAGAGGAGGTGGTGGGGTAGCAAGGGGTATTAAAAGCGAGTTTGGGGCGCTGGAAGGCGCTGCAGGGGCGTTATTTGGCGTTTCAAGGCCTAGTCAAACCCAAACTTGCCGTGTACTAGCTTGGTAACTTTCGTTTTGTCCTGGTTGTCTGCAGCTTTTTGTATAACTGGGATCAACTTGGACGCTGCAGCCTGGATGTACCACGGTTGATCCTTTAATTCTTCAGTCATACTATGCAACAAAGACATTTGGGAACCCTCTTCAGTCTCGCCAAGTTTCTTGGCAGCATTCCCCATAGCCCCATTCCAGAAATCTATTGCTGCCTTTCTTGCTTCAGGGATCATAAATTCTTCAAAGTCAACCAGGGCTTGCTCTCGTATTTGTTTAGTGATCACTCCAAGACTAGCCAACAAAGTCTCGTCTGACTCTTCAGACATCAACCAGGCTTCAATATTTTTTCTAGTACGAACAGGGATCCACCAGGTGTAAATTATTAGGTATAATCCAAAACTTAAAAACCAGATCATAAAAAACATTTCGTCAGTCATAGTTTATCTTTTACCCAGCCCACACCAACTGAAAAACCTTTCTGTCCCAGGCATGATTGAATCCATAAATAAGTTTGAATATTGGCACCATAAAACCATTTCAGATTCTTTTTAGCGTTTGCTCTACAATCTGCTAAAGCTATGACCGCTTCGTTTTCTGTTATCGGATCCAGTATTGTCTCTACTATTTCTTCTTTCGTTTCATCCACTGTGTCCTGGACATATTCCTTTAGATCTCCTGGTATATCTTTCAATGCCTGGACAAGTTGATTTAACATATCCAAAGAATCCCCCGTTTTATCATAAAGTGCAGCCAGGACAACACCCCTGGGCAATCCAAGATCAATAGTTGGAATAACCTCACCTATCGCAATCAAATTGTTTAAGGCATTGGCTCTCTTATCTACTTGTGATAGTCCTAACCAGGCAATCCCCTGGATAAACGGAGTCAATGCTTTGACTACTTCTGGTATTATAACATCCCAGGGAATTTCTTTAGGATCAACCTTTGCCATTAATCAAACTGCCTGATCCCTTCCAGGATAGCTACTGCCAGGAGTAAGAACCTAACCAGGAGCTGCTCCCAATTATAATCCTCGTAGGGCATTAGTCCCTGTAAATTCGCCCAGTTATAGCAGTACTTTGAATAAAGGTCGCTTCATCAGAACTGTTAAGGGTTTCCATCTTTACATCTGTATAAGATGGTATAATTAGACTAAAAACACTGGGCAGTCCCATATCTTCTTGCCCTGCTTCCGATTTGATGTAAGCAATTACATTACCACCTAAAGTAATGGACAAACCACCAATCTCGCCGGTTGCGATCTGTGCGGCGCTAAAGTTAATCGGTCCACTGAATTCAACTTGTCCCACAAATAAATAATTACCTGTAGTAAACTCAAAAACGGTTAGAGCTGTATTCGTCATTTCACTTTGATTGTAACCATAAGCAAAATCCCCAACAATCTCCAGGGCTTCAGCTTTTCCGGTGAAACTCCCGCCTACTGGATTACCTGCACCGCCTAAGATAGCCATAAAGGATCCTAAGCTGCGTAAGTTATAGAAATACTTAGATCACAGGTCTCGCTAGTTGTGCAACTGGCACTGAAATCGATCTGATTACCTGGTATAATATCGAAAAGTCCTGCGGAATTCTCAATAACTACTGGTTGACCATCGTTTCCACCTAGTGGGCCTGCAGCCTGAACGCTCCAACCTGGTCCACTGAAAATCTGCTGAACGCTGACCCCATCCCCAGCAAATTTAAAGACACTGATACCATCAGTTGCTGAATCTTGCTGTGGTGTTGCACTCAAAGAGATCCTCACTACTTTGTTCATCCCTTCTGGATTCGTTGTACTTTGGGTTGATCCCATTAATTGCGTCATTGCAACAAAGGTACCAGCCGTTAGTGACTGTCCTGCTAAGCTATATGTTCGTGTTTGTAGTCCTGACATGTTTTATCTCCTTTTTATATTTTGAAATACATTTTGGTTCCGCCAAGTTTTACACTTGGGAACCACTTTCGAGCTAGTCCACCTGCAGTAGCCAAAACTATTGCCGAGGTTAAAACTGTTTTACCTTTAGTTGAAGTCGCCAAATCAATAGCATTCCCAGATAACTCCTGGAATGCTCCCTGTAAGTTACCGCCAATGACATCAGCAATAACTCCAGTCTTTGTTGAAATTGCGGATCCCTGATTAAGGTATTGTGCTACGCTCAGGCCTGCAGCCATTCCAGTAATAGATGGATGCGGCATTGCGGGTTTTCTGTATCTTGCCATATTTTTTCTCCTTGGATTGCCAGTGGATCTTCTAGTGTAGGCGCGGCGAGCCGTTAT